ATAAATAGTAAAAGTAGTCTGAGGAGTCCCGAGATACATAATACGGCTATCACTTTTGGGTGTAAGGATAGATTCCGCTTCCGTACAGAGTTGAATAAGTTTTTCACGCATCAACTCCGTCATACTGTTCCCGGGGACTTCTACGTCGTCCAGAATCATTAGGTCTGCTCTGCTTCCCGTTAACTGACCAGTAATACCTACAGACTTCACGGATGGAGCCTGATGAGGTGAACAGTTTACGTCGAAGGAAATTCTTGACCATCTGCTGTCGTCGCTCTTTGGTCTTAAAAAGTTTAGCCATGGTGTCTCTATAATAAGTTTCTGTAAGAAGATAGACATGTTATCTGCACGTTCTTTAGACGCAGAGATAATCATGATTTTTCTTTCGGGGTCATTAAATAGAGTCCATAGAACAAAAGCACCAGTAATCCAGCTCTTACCAACGCCCCGAAACGCCTGTATTTGTAGTCGCTTGGGACCAGTCTGCAAGTAATCAGCAATCGCATATTGTGCCCTCGTAGGCGGTGGAAGGTCTAGTTGTCCCCACAATGCCTGTAGGAACAACTTAAAGTCTTGTTGTAATAAAACTAGGGAATTTTCCATTTTTTCGGTTTACTTCTTCTTCTTTTTAAGATTTAATTTTTTCTGCAACGTATTTAAAGTATCATCTATAAGATTATCTGGCAGATCTTCAAATAAACCTGTTTGACCTTGGCCTGCGTTTTGCATCCTAATATCATACGCATCAAGTATTTTTCTCATTTGAGCAGCAGTTATGTTTTCTGCACCAAACTTATCTTCAATTTTTACAAGAAGTTTTTGGAAACTCTTTTGAGCTTTACGTAGCTGAGGAGTAAATAGTATTTCATCTATTAATTTTGGAGATCCAGTTGGTATAGCTTTATGTATAAGAGATATATCTTCGATTAATTCATCAAATTGACGTGGTCTATAGCCACCTTCTGCTAATTTATCTCTAACAAAAGGTTTATAATTTACATTATTAGTTTTAACAAAACCAAGCTGTTTGCTAGTCAATAGTCTTTGCATGGTTTCTTGTATATCATCGTAGTCTGTAGCTAACGCAGCATCAGCAAGTCGTTTATAAGCTGCTTGTGCCTCTTCAGCTACGGTAGCAGAGTCAGCTATAATTCTTCCTAGCTCTCTGGCTTTGGATTCTCTAAAAGCGTCGCTCTGTGACATGTTTATTAAGACATCATCAGTAAAGAATTTTTCTCCAGATGGCCCTATAGCATCACTTAAAAATAAGTGTGCAAGATAATGAGGTGAATCTTTATCAGCTACACCACCCACTAAACGTATAAAGTTTTCTTGTTCAGAACCTAGTCCATCTAGTGATTCTTTCATAACCTTATTGACTCGTTTATACATAGGGCTGTTAAAACCTAGTCCATCATATATACCCATTATACCTTTTAAAGCTGCAATGTGATGTACGTTTGATACATCCATACGACCGGGTGTATACTTACCAGTCAAACCTAGTAGCTCTGCTGCTGGTTTAAATGTCTCACGAAACTCAGCTATATTAAAGTCTTTAAATGCTTTAGTACCAGCAGTGCCTGCCCCACCTGACATTAATACATCAAGGTCTGTTTCAAACAGTTCAATGTATGCTCTACCATATTGCTTGGGACGCATACTGTCTCTAAACAAACGATAGTCAAAGTATAAGAAACCGTCATCGTTTCTTCTTACAAACTCTGGTACTTGTCTAGCTGCTCGTTGTATTCTTGCATACTCTGGACTTTTTGGATCTATGTTAGCTTTTCTAAGTGACTCGTCAGCTACATCATAACGATTACGTTGACTTGCTAAGAAATCACTTAAATCACCACCCTTTGGAAGACTTCCACGACCTTTTACAGCAAACGCTGTAGGAGGTTGAAAATCAGATGAGTCTATAGGTATGCCTTCTGGAGTTATAAACTGTTTACCACCGTTAAGTCTATTACGTAAATTATTAAAAAATTTACCAATATCATCTCCTTTAGTAGCTGTTTCAAAAATACCTCCAGCTGCACCACCGAATAAAGCTCCTGTAGCTAGAGTTTCTGCATCAGGCAGTTCTCCTGTATCTATTAAAGACTCAGATGTAACTGCTGTTGCACCAGTAGCAGCACCTTTGAGAGTTGATTTACCGATAGCACCTTTGAGAGTTTTTGCTTGGGTAGCTCCGGGTACAAGACTTAGACCAGATGCAGTAGCTAGTTCGCCAAGACTAAACTCAGTACCACGTATTCTTTGTGCTAGATAGTTGATAATACCAGTACCAGCTACATTAGCTAAAGCGTATAAAGGTCTAGCTCCCGGTATAGGAGCAACTAACAATGGTGCAGTAGCTTTATCTAGTGCTACGTTTGCACCTACTTCAAAACTTATAGACTGTGCAAACTTGGGATTACCGTATTCATCTGTCTCAGGGTCATAGATAGGTTCACCAGTACGCATATCTCGATCAGGAGCTGGTGCAAAGTCTCCAGTTTTATCTGGTATAAACTGTTCACCTGTGTTACCACCAGTCTGAACTTGTTTTCGTTTTAGTCTTTGGTATCTTCTTTTTTCTCCCTTTCTTATACGTTTTTCTTCTTGTCTCTGTAATTCTTTTTCGCCTGATACTTCTTTATCGTAGGCTTCTTGGTTCTGACGTTCGTAGCGTTCAAGCTCTTCTTTCAGTTCCTCTTCCGGATCTTTCTTTTCTTCTTCTTCGTTCATCGAATGTGTGATAGAATAGTTTGTTCTCGTTCAGTAATCCCGAATGTCGACCTCATCCAGTCCCTCCAATTTTTACTACCTTTTTCCTGATTGCATCGTCGACAAGATGGTACGACGTTCGCCGTTTCATCTCTACCCCCTCTACATTTAGGGCGTACATGGTCGATAGTGAGTTGTTGTAATTCATAAGTTCCTCCACAATAAACGCATTGACAATTAAAGTGCTCTTTGATAGCCCTTCTCCAGAGCCGTTTTGATTCTGAACTTGTCATTGTTATTAAATTGTGTAAATAATGGTCAGGGTTTGGTAGTAATGGGGTCATTTGTTAATTTTGAGTCTGCTACGTCGGTTGATAGATGGCTTTTGTTTTCTGCCCTTGGTTTTACTGCCCTTATAATGGGCGGCATCCATTCCGTCACGGTTGCCATATGTACCAAGTTTTCTATTAAGTTTGTTTGCATTGACTCTAAGTGCTAGACCTTTCTTAGTTTTGTTGTATTTAGCCTGTTGTTTAAGGCGTCTTTTCCGAGCTTCCGGATTTTTCTTGTAGTATTCAGAAGTTCTTGCCATATACTTTCCTCTTAACGAGTGCAGGGTCGACAGTAGGTAGAAGTTTGTTTAGTTTATCTAAAGGACTACCATCAAAAGCTACTCCTGTGATGTCGTTGGTTTTTAACCAGTCGCAAGCTGCTTTTAAATCTTGTGTAGTCGCTTCTCCGCTTCTTATTCTACGTAGAAAGTCCTCTGTAACAAGGTAGTGTAGCTCGTTAAAACTCTCTTCGGTTGCTTTTTTAGGTAGTTTCTTTAGTTCATCCATTATTCTATGCCTAGTCCTTTTTTGACTATTTGTAATGCTCTGTCATCAAGCTCGTTATCTGTAGATTCAACTAGCTTTTCTAGTAGTTCAACTACAAATTTCTTAAACTTGTCACTTTTTAAGCCTGTAAGTACAAGTGGTTTAATAAGTGCAAACATTATTTAGCAGTCTCCTTTTTAGCTTTAGGTGCTTTCTTTTTAGCTGCGGCAACTTTAGCTTTAGCTTCTCTTTCCCATTGTAGTGTTAATGTGCTCATTTAAAATAATCCAAATTTTTTTTCTTTTTTAGGTGGCTTGACTTTGACTATCGGTACTATATCCTGACACAGTACATACATATCTGTATTAGGTCTTATCTGAAAGCCTTTCTTTTGTAAGTCTGCACACTTATGGGCTCGTGTAAGTTCATACTCAAGCCGCATCTTTTCTTCATAGCGTTTTGCTATATCTTTGCATTGTTGATAGCCTGATTTATCTAGTGGAACCATAAAGTTAATCTGGAATCCCCAGTTTTCAGCTATTGTGTAACTACTAGGCTGCATCATTTCGTCGAATGGCTTAGTATGGTTTCCCATATAGAAAGGCTGGAATGTCATTGTGCTGCCATTACAACTTATATTAGGACCAAAATACTGACGGCTTTGTGCACCGTTGTTCTGGAATTGCACAGCCTGATTAGTTACGTTACCCGTAGCTGCTGCTACAGGATTACTTACATTAGTATCTTCTCCTTCTGCAAATGCTGGTGCAGT